CTTAAATAAAATATTGTCTGAGCTACCTCCAACTGCTGCAAAAGCTCCTTCTGAACGTGTTATGGATAAATTAACAAAATTATTTTTAGGTTTAAAAAAAGAATAATGACTACTTCAGGCACTACAACATTTAATTTAGATATATCTGAAATTATTGATGAAGCATATGAACGATGTGGTTCTTCAACTACATCTGGATATTCTTTAAAAAGTGCAAGAAGATCTTTAAATTTGTTGATGTCAGAATGGGGCAACAGAGGAGTGCATCTTTGGAAAGTAGAATTAAAAGTTCAAGAACTAACAGCTGGAACGAGTGAGTATGCAACACCATCAGATTGCAATGATGTTTTAGAAGCATATATTTCAACTTCTTCTGGCACAACGTCCAATACCAATGATGTTAGTTTAGATAAAATTGATAGATCTGCGTACGCTGATTTACCTAATAAAGGTCAAACAGGTCAGCCATCACAGTACTACATTGATAGACAAACAACACCTTTGCTTTATTTATATTTAACTCCAGATAAGGTCACGTACACGCACGTGAAGTATTATTATATGCAACGTATTCAGGACGCTGGAGCATATACAAATAATCCAGATGTTCCTTTTAGATTTTTACCATGTATGTGTTCTGGACTTGCTTATTACTTGTCCATGAAAGTTAATCCTAAAATGACAGAGTCATTACGATTATATTATGAAGATGATCTATTAAGAGCTCTTCAAGAAGATGGTCAACGAACGTCGACCTATATAACACCACAAACATACTATCCAAATTATTCATAATGGGTTTCTCTAGAGGTAAATATTCGCAGGCTATATCCGATAGAACAGGACAAGCTTTTCCATATACAGAAATGGTAAAAGAATGGACTAATGCTTTAGTTCATATATCTGAATATGAACCCAAACATCCACAATTAGATCCAAGACACCATAAAGCTGATGATGTTGCTTTACAAAATACAAGACCACAAGATTTTACATTGATTTCTGGGGGTAATGGTGAAGCTACTGCTAATTTAAATTTACCAGGAGAATTTGCTTTTAATTCATCAGGTATGATTCCTGATAATCCAACATTTCAAAACTCTCAAAGAGAATTTGGAGTTTATGTTGGAAATGTAAGGGTTGTGATATCATAATGGGTATTTCTTATTCTGCATTTTTAACACAAATTAGAAATTATACTGAAGTAGATTCAACTGTTCTTACAGATAATATCATAGCACAGTTTTTAAGAAATGTTGAACTAGATGTTGCAAATAAAGTTGATTATGATGATTTACGAAAATATTTTACATCAACATTAACTGCAAATAATAAATTTGCAACTATGCCTGCTGATACAAAAGTTGTAAGGGGGGTTTTTGTAGCCACAACGGTAGGTGGTTCGTTATCATCTGGAACTGTTGTGTATGCAGAGAAAAGAGATCAATCTTTTATAAGAGAATTTAATAATACAGGTGCGACAGGACTACCAAAATACTGGGCAAACTATGATGATTTTACAATAATGGTGGCACCGACTCCTGATGTTGCTTATCCTATTGAAGTTGAAATAATTAGAGAAGCGCCAAGTTTCACTTCAACAAACAATACATATTTATCGACGTATGAACAAAACCTTTTATTGTATGGAGTTTTAACAGAGGCTTTTTCTTATCTTAAAGGTCCAATGGATCTATACAATTTAAATAAAACAAAGTATGATGAAGAATTACAAGCTTTTGCGTTAATACAAATGGGTAGAAGACGCAGAGGTGAGTATGACGACGGTGTGCCTAGAATTCAAATTAATTCGCCGCCACCAAATACAACTTTATAAGGAGCTTACAATGGCAATTACGACTAATGCGATAGCAAATTCTTTTAAAAAAGAAATATTACAAGCAACGCATAATTTTAACACCGCACCAACTGGTGGACAAAAATTTAAACTTGCAATGTATACTACAAACGCAACTTTAGGTGCTTCAACAACATCATTTACTACAGGAGGACAAGTTACTTCTCCAGCTGGATATTCTTCTGGCGGAAAACTACTTGTGAACAATGGTGTTATTATGTCTTCTGCAGTAGCTGCAGTAGACTTTGCTGACTTATCATTTACCAACGTTACGCTTACCGCTCGAGGAGCGCTGATCTATAATACATCAGCTACCAATAAAGCAGTTTGCGTACTTGATTTTGGCGGAAACAAAACTGCAACTGCTGGAACTTTTACAATTCAGTTTCCTGCATTTACTACTTCTGCTGCAATTATAAGAATTGGTAACGCATAATTAAATATTTTATGAGATGGCTAGCACATGGGGTTTTGGAGATTGGAATGTAGGTAGTTGGGGCGATCAGTCTAATGCCTCAGCACCAGTCTCTGGATCTCAGCTAGCTAGTCTAATAAATTCAGTTACAGCAGACATACAACCTAATGCTGGTTGGGGGGTAAAAACTTGGGGCACAGTGCCTTGGGGAGAAGAGGATGATGTAGTTGTTACTCTAACTGGCAATCAATTAAATTCTAACATATCCAGTGTAATAGCTGGTTTATTAACTGAAGTACCAGTCACAGGCACTGGTTTACAAATTAATATTGGAGAAGAGACAGCTTTTACAAATGTTGTCGTTACAGCAACTTCTCAGTCTCAACAAAATTTATCTATTGGTGCAGTTATAGCAGAGGGTGTAATTGGTGAAGGTTGGGGTAATAATGGTTGGGGTATAGTTCCTTGGGGTGAAGAAGAAAGCATAATTGTTTCAGTAACTGGTAGACAATTAAACACAAGTATAGCAAGTGTAAACACATCTGCAAATGCAAACGTAAACGTAACAGGCAGCAGAATTAATACAATTATAAATTCTGTAGGTATTGCAGCAGATGGTAATATTTCTGTAGTTGTTGGATCAGAACATCAATTAAATTTAAGTTTAGGTAATTCGACTCAATTAGGTAATTCTTTAGTTAACGTAACTGGAACGCAGATAAATACAAATGTATCTAGTGTTATAGCAGGATTGTTAACTGAAGTTCCTGTAACAGGCAGCAGAATAAATACACAAATAAGTTCTGCTTCAACATCAGCAAATGCTAATGTAAATGTTACTGGCACACAAATTAATGGAACAGTTGGTAATGTAATACCTGTTTCAACTTATACTGTCACTGGTAGTAGATTAAATCTAACACCGGGACAAGTGTCAACAGTGGGTAGTGCTACTGTTTCTGTAACAGGATCAAGGCTTAACATTACAGCTGGAAATCTATTTATTACAGCCTGGGCTGAGGTAGACATAGGAGTGACAAATGTTTGGGCTGAGGTTGACATTGCAGCATAATTTTTGTAATAATTGCTAAAAACAGGAGAATAAATGCCATCAAGTTTTTCTACAGATCTTAAACTAGAACTCATGGTAACTGGCGAAAACGCCGGTACGTGGGGTGATAAAACAAATACAAATTTAAATTTAGTTCAACAAGCCATCGCTGGTTATCAAGGTGTAAGCATTGCAGGCGGAGCTCAAACTACAGCTCTTGTAATGTCTAATGCAGCACTTTCAAATGCTAGAAATATGGTTATTGAATTTACTGGAGCAATTACAGGAAATCAAACAGTTACAATTCCAGACGGTATAGAAAAATATTATATTTTAAAAAATAGCACATCAGGTGCTTTCACGGTAACTTTTAAATACGCAAGCACAGGATCAGGAATAACTTTAACACAAGGTTTTTTAACAGCTGCATTCGGAGATGGAAGTGAAATTTACAAAGTTGATTTAACAACTCTACAAGGAACAATTGCAACAGCACAAATTGCAAACTTAGCAGTAACTAGTGCTAAACTTGCATCATTTGCTGTAACCACAGCACGACTTGCCTCTCTGGCAGTAACATCTAACAGGCTTGCAACTAATGCAGTAACAACTGCTAAATTAAATTCGCTTGCAGTTACATCATCAAGAATTGCTTCGTTTGCAGTAACCACTGCTAGAATTGCATCACTAGCAGTAACTTCAACACGACTCGCATCATTTGCAGTTACCACTGCAAGATTAGACACATCAGCAGTCACAGCAACACGACTTGCAAACACAACTGTTACAGCTGGAACTTACACAGCAGCAACTATAACAGTAGATGCTCAGGGAAGAATTACTTCCGCGTCTTCTGGATCAGGGGGGGCTGGAATGGGAATACCAACAAGATTTACTTCAGGACCAGCCACTGGAACACATACTGCTGCACCCTCTGCAAATAGACTTGGAGTTTACATGGTGGCCGGTGGAGGTGGTGGTCAAGGACCGATGGAAAATTCTATGGCTACTAGTGGGGGGTCTGGTGGTTATGGTTTTTTTAATCACCCTATAACACAACCTTTCTCTCAACCCTTTTCTATTGGAGGTGCGGGAGGCGCTGGAGGCGCTGGAGGAGCAACAAATTTTACAAATGTAGGAACAGTTAATGGAGGCAACGGAGGGGGAAGTAGTGGAATGGCCTCAGGTAACGCAGGAACCGCACCTGGTGCTAGTTTAGATTTAACAAATAATAACTTTGTAGTCGCTGGAAATTTTGGAAGAGGTGGTTCTGGAGGTGGTGGCTCAGGTGGAGTATTGGCTGTATTTGAAAATACCGGGACTTAAAAAATGAGTTTTTTTATTTTTTTTAAAATTCCATTTTTTTTTTTACATAATTATTAAATTAATTTTTATTTAAAAATAAAGGAAAAAAAAATTTATTTATTATTTAAAAAATTAT